GCTGACATACGACGTCTCTGCATCTCTTGCACCCGTCACAACTCTTGATTCACTCTCGCCATTCTTTCGCGGCAATCGAACAGCTACACGCCAAGAGGCCATGTCCGTCCCAGCCATCGCGCGCGGTAGAGGAATCATCTGTTCATCCATCGCATCGATCAGTCTTGAGATCCGTGATCGTGTCACTGGAATGGAGATAGATCCACCGCGCGTCATTCGAACACCGGATCCACGCATTCCCGGCGTGGCCACCTATGTCTGGACGCTTGAAGATTTGTTATTCTATGGTTACGGGTATTGGCAGATAACTGAGTTATTTGCAGACAGTCAGCGCGTGAGAAGTGTCCAGAGAATCTCGCCGGACCGCGTCACCATCAACACAAATTCAGATTCAACAGAAATCGAATCGTATTCAATCGATGGTCACACACCGCTGCCATTATCTGGCGTGGGATCGCTTGTCGTTTTCTACGGCAATGATGAGGGGTTACTCAATCGGGCTGGGATGACAATAAGAACCGGCGCCGAACTCGAGCGCGCGGCGGCATTGTATGCGCGTGAGCCTGTTCCACAAATGGTCTTAAAATCAAATGGCACTGCATTGCCGGCCGATCGTATTGCCAAGCTTCTAGAGTCTTGGGGGGCTAGCCGGAGAAATCGCACCACGGCATTCTTAAATGCAGATATTTCGCTGGAAACTTTGGGATTTGACCCAGAAAAATTACAGCTTGCAAGTGCGAGAAGCTACATCGCAACAGAATTGGCCAGAGCCTTGGGAATCCCGGCCTACTTCATTGATGCTGAAACTGGATCATCGATGACGTATTCAAACGCTGCAACAACACGCCAGACATTGCTCGACTTCTCATTGATTCCGCTGATGAATTCAATCACCGAAAGATTATCAATGCCGGACTTTGTGCCATCAACACAGCGCGTTGAGTACGCACTCGATGACTATTTGCGCGGCTCTGCATTAGAGCGTGCGCAGATCTATGAGATTCTCAATCGCGTCGGCGCATTGAGTGCAGAAGAAATCCGAATTCAAGAGGAGATGATCCGATGAAAGTATTGACACCATTTACCATCACGGCGGCCGATTCAGAGGCTCGCACTATTACAGGCCAGATTGTTCAATTTGATACACCGGCGAGCGCATCAACCGGCAAAGTCTTATTCAAATCCGGTTCATTGATTCCAGCATCGGTCAAGCTCAATCTTGAGCATGACGCATCCCGGCCAATTGGAAAGACGCTATCAATGGATCTTGCACCGGACGGCAAATCAATCAATGCCACGTTCAAGATTTCAAAAACAAATGCAGGATCTGATGCCATACAAGAGGCAATGGATGGATTGCGTGACGGCTTCTCAGTCGAGGCAAATGTCTTAGATCATGGATTTAATGAAGATGGCACAATGATCGTTAATGAAGCCACATTGATTGGCGTGGCACTCACACACAACCCAGCATTCGATGAAGCTCGCGTCTCTCATGTCGCAGCGACTACCGAAGTCATACCAGATGAAACACCTACCGAAGGAGACGCAGTGGAACCCACTACCGAAAAAACAGAAGCACCAACCGCAGAGGTGGTCGAGGCTTCACAGTACGTCGTTCAAGCTAACAAGCCAGCACCATATTTCACAACACCAAGATCACCGATTGTCAATCTTGGATCATGGATGGAACACTCAATCAAGGCAAAACTCAATCCAATGTCAGATTCTGCACTTTACGTCGCAGCGGCAAATGATGATCTGGGAACTACCAACCCGGCATTTAATCCAACACGCCAGCTCACAGAAGTAATCAACGGACTGAGCAACGGAACACGTGGAGCAATTGATGCGATTTCTCGCGGAACATTGCCAGATGCAGGTCTTACATTTGAAATTCCAAAAATTACCACAATCGCAACAGTTGCAGATGTGGCAGAAGGTGGAGCGGTTTCAAATACTGGCGTTGTGTCAGCATTTGTCTCAGTACCAGTCAGCCGCTTCGCCGGACGTAACATTCTCACGACTGAGATCATTGACAGATCAAGCCCAGACTTCTTTAATGAGCTTGTTCGAATCATGGGATCAGCAATGGCATTTGCGCAGAATAAATTTGTTGCCGCTCAATTGGTAGCAGATGCAACGCTTGATGGCACAGCAACAGCCAACACAGCCGCAGGATTGATTGCATACGTCAGCCGCGCCAACGCAGCCGTCTATGCAGCAACTCAGCGATTTGCACAAAACATCTTGGTCTCTCCCGGACAATGGACAAATATCATGGGCTATAACTCAAGCGGAATTCCATTGTTTAATGCTTATCAGCCATCAAATCAAGCTGGTTTAGTCAGTGGACAATCACAACGCGGCGTCGTACTTGGCTTGAATTTTTTCGTTGATAATTCTGGCGAAGTAACTGGAACAGGCGATAGTTCAATGCTAGTGATTGAACCGGGATCATACTCATGGTATGAGAGCGGCAACTTCCGTCTAGATGTCAATAAGCCATCCGATGGCACTGTTGAGATCTCACTCAATTCTTATGGTGCATGCGCCACAAAAATTGGTGCCGGAGCCAACGCGTTTAACTTCACCTAATAACTAATCATCGGCCAGAGCCGCTCCCGGATCTGGTCGAGCAGTAGAAGGGAACGGAAATGCCACAAATTGTCACAGCTCAAGAGCTGCGCGATATTCTTGGCGTTTCTGTTTCTCTCTACGCTGACGCATATCTTGAACAGATGATTGATTCGGCAGAACTGACAATCTTGCCATTGCTCACCGGATATCAATCAGCCGTCACCGAAGTCTTTGTAGAAGATTCCATCGCCTATTACACGACTCAGCGCGTCAATTATTTCGTGCCGGGTCAAGATGTCGTCATTACCGGATGCGGCATCTATGACGCAACAGTGACAGTCACCGACGATCGCATTGCGCCATTTGTCTTTACGTCAGCAACGGGCGAAGCTGACAGCACATACACCATCCCAGTCATACCGGCTGGGCTTGCGTGTATTGATGGGGCAACCGCCGGCGATTTATACTCTGGCGTTGCTCCCATTAAGTCGGCCATTCTTGTCGTATCGGTGGAAGTGTTCCAGAGCGTCACAGCTCCGGGCAATCAAATCATGAGCGATCAATTCCAACCATCGCCATTTATTCTCGGACGCAGCTTGAGCAATCGCATCATCGGACTTCTCGGGCCGTTCATCGAAGTCGAGACGATGTGTCTATGACAATTGAAGCCGATGTGCGCACACCATTGCAATCAACTCTCTCAACCATTGCAGCCAATGTCTATAACGGCATCCCAGAGGCAATGACCAGCCCATCGATCATTCTTGTTCCGGGTTCGCCGTATTTGGAAAGCACTCTGATCAATGGATCCACAACAAAAGTCAAAATCAACTTTCTTGTCACTGGCGTCGTCGGATATTCTAGCAATGCCGCAGCTTTAACCAATCTTGAAGATCTCATGATTTCAATCATCTCAACCATGCCCGGCGGCTATGTCGTCGGAGATGTCAGCTCGCCCACACCTTTGGAAGTCGGAACAGGAAAATTCTTGACATCCGATTTGCAAGTCTCAACGTATTACACCGACTAAGGAGAAAACAAATGCCAACATCAATCATCACCGGCAGAGACATCACGTTCACAATTGACGGCGATGATTTCGATGCTCAAGCTACATCGGCCGTCTTGACAGTCGATTCGACAATTCAAACATTTCAGACACTTGATGGCAAAGCGTATTATACGACTGATACGCAAGGATCGTTCGCCGTTGAAATGCTGGCCGATTGGGGTGTCGCATCATCACTATGCGAAGCACTCTGGACGGCTGCAACAAATGCACCGAATACTGGACTTGCAGTGGTATTGGTTGCCGACACTGGTGCATCATTTGCGTTCGATGTCCAGCCAATCTTGCCATCTGCCGGCGGTACAGCACCAGATGCGCAGACAGTATCGCTCGCATTTCTTTGCGTGACTACACCAGTATTAACTATCAGCTAACTAAAGGAGACCGGGAGCATGAAACTACCAATTACAATTGAATACACATCGGGAGATTCTGAGATCTATACGGCGCAACCACCAGAGTGGATGAAATGGGAGACAAAGACAGGATTCACTATTGGTCAAGCGCAGGAGAAGATGGGAATATCAGATCTTATGTTTCTGGCATATCACGCAATGAAGCGCGAAGCCGGCGGCAAAGCGGTCAAACCTTATGAGATTTGGTGCGAAGGTGTCTTGGATGTCAAGGTGGGAGAAGCTGACCCAAAAGCCATAAGCGCGGAAGCATAGGTCGATTATTGGTTGAGGTCGCAATTGCCACTGGCATACCAATGAGAGAATGGGAAAGCGCAGAAGATTTATTGACAGCGATTGAGATATTGGAGAAAAGAAATGGCTGAGGATGCAGTAGCTTTTGACAAAGCCGAACTCAAATCCATCATCTTTGCATTCAAAGGAATGGACGATGAAGCCATTGCCAAGGCCAAATCTGTCTCTGGTGGGCTTGCCACTTATCTTCAAGGCAAGATCATCGCCAAATCTCAAGGCCGCGACAAGGCATCAATTCGAATTGCAGAAGGATCACGGGTAAGTAAATCATCCAAGATTGGTGAGATGTCATTTGGCTTTGCAGCGCAGAAATTCTCAGGCGGTGCGACAACCCAGCAGCTCTGGGGCGGTTATGAATTTGGATCTAATAAATTCAAGCAATTCCCGATTTGGTCTGGTAAAGAAGGCCGCGGATCTAAAGGATGGTTCATCTATCCAACACTCAAAGCTGAGCAACCACACATCATCGCCCAGTGGCAAGAGTCATTCTCAGCGATTGTGAAGGTTTGGTAAATGGCCGCCGTTGGATCGAGAACACTTAAGCTCTCATTATTGGCAGACGTTGCCGAATTCACCAAAGGAATCAAGACAGCCGGCAAAGACACTGAATCAATTGGCGATCAATTCACCAACTTTGGTAAGAAGGCAGCTCTGGCATTTGCCGCCGCTGGTGCTGCAATTGGAGCATTTGCCGCAGAGTCAATTAAGAACGCAGCCGCCGATGAGAAGGCTCAGCGCCTACTTGCTTTGACAATTGAAAACACGACCAACGCAACGGCAGAGCAAATCAAAGGCGTTGAGAAATAT